ACTGTCCTGCTATTGGTGTTGATGGAGCTGCCGTATTTGCAAAATTTTCAAGAAGGAATAGGAAATTTTCGTTCTGTATCTCTCCGTATCCTATGTAGTTTCTTCCAACCAGAGTAAGGCTTGATGCCGTGTTTATGGTTGCATCTTCCAGCGTGGTAAATGCTGTTCCGTCACTCTTGTTTATTATGTATGCCATATCGCTCTCCTAAATTCCTATGGTAATGCAAACTCTGAAACGAATGTCCAAGCGCCTGCCACTATCTGGAATGTCTTTATCACCCTGCTGGTAGTTATGACCGGTGCTGATATCGTTGCCGTTGAAAATGCCAAGTTCGTCAAACCAAAGGCACTGCCTCCCGCGGTTGCATTAAATTCTGTCTTGCTCTCACTTCTCAGTGGATTAATTTCCAAGCTGGTTGTTGAATTTGCCAATGATGTGCAGAGTATTCTTGCCAGCGTACCATTCCTGTATTCAGCCACCGGCGCTAATTGTGCCAGTATCGTGCTGGCAATGTAACTGTTTGGCTTACCATCCGTAAGGTCCATTGAGAATGCAAGGCTTCTCGTTTCAGCAACTTCATCCACGTATTCCTTGGTTGCCGCATCCTGTTGATCCGTTGGATCTGCCATTCCTGTGATTTTTGGAGATCCTATCAGTGAAACATTTCCTGTTCCATCTGGTGCTAGTTCCAAATCACTGTTTGATAATAGAGTTGATATTCTAGGATTACCACTGCCACCGTCCGTCTGTAATCTTAGATCGGATGTTGGAGGAGTCGCTCCAATGTTGATCACATTCTGCGTTCCAAATGACGTAACGCCTGGAATGGAAGTAATTCCGGAACCTAGGCTGTTTCCGTTCAACACTGTCACACCATCAATTTTGAATGCCTTGCCCGTGGCAAGGTTGATGTGTTCTGATGATGTCCAAGCCTGTGCTGCAAGTGTTGGAGTTCTTGAAGTTGATGCTAATCCTAAATTTGACCAAAGTAACACATGGTCGATGTTGCCCGCTGGGCCTTTGAGAACAATACCGCCACCGTCCGCTACGGTGTCTGAGTTATCTGTTGCTGAACCTGTCTGTGCAAGTTCAATAACTTTATTTTCAACGACTAAATTTTGTGTGTTAAGGCTAAGGACGTCTCCATCCTCTATGGTTAGCTGTCCTCTGATGGTAGTGTTTCCTTGGATCTCAACGCTTCCACCAAATACCGCTTCACTTGCTGCAAAGTTTTCGTAGAAACTAATCTTTCTTGATGCGGCATCTACCTTGATTGCTTCCTCTTGAACGATACCCTTTCTCACCTGCAGGGTGATTGCCTTGTCGGACGCAGTGTTTGAAAAGAATACGTCACCACCTCCACCAACTGTGAGGTTTCCTTGGTCACCAGCACCAAACACTATTCCTAGATTACTGTTTACCCTTATCTGTCCCGCGAATTGATTTGATGTATCACGCCTTGCATAGGTAGTCGCATCTATGTTTCCTAACTTGTCAGAGTTAGTCGCTGTCACATCAAATTTCATATTTGCTAGGGTTCCTTGATTAAATCCTGGTTCTATGCTTCCTGAGTAACCCTCAATGGCACTCTTTGGTGTGAATGAATCCTTTGAAAATATTCCTAGCAGTATTCCGTTATTGTACAGGCTGGTAATCACGCGAGTTTGGTTTAGGCTGTCCAGAATGCTGGATACTCTCAATCCACTCAGCCCCTGCAGTTCCGAATAGTCCGGACCCAACAGGATGGTGTTTGTTCCGTCAAAGAAGTATAACTGCTTGTCAGTATCATTAAACCATAAATCACCAACTCCTAGTGTTGATGGTTGCGTGTTGGATACCGTTGCGGAACTCACGGGAACGAATGCCGTTCCACTGTATACCTTAAGTTTGTTCTCGGTGCCATCAAACCATATCTGTCCTTTTATTGGATTGGTTGGCTGTGTTGTGCTTGAAAAATTTTCAAGCAATTTAATAAAGTTCTCATTGAGTGCTTCACCAAATCCGCTATAGTTTTTTCCAATTAATGTAAGATCAGTAGAAAGTGTATCAATCTGTCCATCTGCTACAGTTGCTACAATCGTTCCGTCTGTTTTATTAACTTGATATGCCATTTTTTATTCCTATGGTGAGCTTGTAAATGCAGGTGGTCCTGATCTAATTATATAGTTTATGGTTAAGTATGGATTCATGATTCCAACCGGTGAACTTAGTGTCGTGCCTGATGGTATCTTGATGCCTCCACTGTCTGGTAGATACTGTGCGTCATTGGCCACGCTAGTAGGCGCCTTGTTGTCAACACTGTCTGGTGTTGTGGCGGAATCTATTCTAACCGCATAAAACTGTTCACCACCAGCTCCTCTCAGCGTGTGTGAGTGTTCTGGCAAATTCGATCTCTGTAGGACAACGGAACTGGAACCGCTTGATGCAGCCAGTGTTTCTGGTTCAGTTCCTGATATACGCGCAGGTACTGGTGAACCACCACCATTATCAATAAATCCTCCAACATCATTTGGTATTGAAATATTGTTATCCATGTTGTGCCTACCAAGAGCAAATCTACCACGCAAATCTGGTACCCTAAATGTTTGTCCACTAGCACCAGCCAGTGCGACCGTTCCGTTATAGGTATTACCTATGATGTCATGTAACTTTCTAAATTTTGCTATCTCAACTTCACCACCATCACACAGTAGGAAACCGTAAGGAACATTTGGTCCCGCAAAAGGAAGTATTGCTCCTATTGGAATTCCAAGATCAGCAATGAATGTGTCTCTTGACTGTCTTAACAATCCAGTTGATGTACTGCCTGTGAGAGCGTTTGCCCTATAAACCAATACTTCATCAAATTCGCCCGAACGGTTTGGTAGGGGTTGATTCTTGCTGGTTATGATATTCGCAGTCAGCTGCGTGTTGAAAACTTTAGGATCTCCTATGCCGTCAAATGTGAATCCATTGGAGACAACATCTCCAGCCATTGTAAAGTTTGTTACATTCTTGAGGTTGGTTGCCGTGTTCGCATTTCCCGTGATGTTTCCGCTGATGGTTCCTTCTATTTCATCCGCTATTACTTTCTTTGCTTTTACCTCGTTCCATCTAAGCGTGGATGATCCCAAATCGTAAGTTTCGTTGGATTCTGGAACAATATTAGACGTGGTAGTTGTTCCACTGACGTTTAGTCCCTGTCCAATCCTTAGAGTTTTCTTTATGCTAGCGCCGCCCTCAGTTCTAATGCTGCCTGTTTGTAAATTAATCGAATCGTTTGTGTTGGATACGACAATGGATCCAGTCACACCCACATCACCTCCCACGTCAAGAGCGTTGTTAGGTGCTGCAATGTTTATGCCCACCTTGTCATCAATCACCCTTAGGATGGTGTCAGGTATTCCATTCCTGTTAATCTGTAAATCAATCGAACTTCCCGCAGCACTGTTATAAATTTTTGCTGATGTCGCGGAAGTGTTTAATTGGAAGTTACCGTCAAGTCCTATCGTTATCCCGGTGTTGTTCCTTACGTTAAATCCCTGTTCGGTGGTGTTTGTGGTATCACTCCTTAAAAATTTACCCGCCGCAACTTCTACTCCACCAACGTTTAGTGCATCAGCATTTTTTGCCGTGCCTACCAGCTTGGGCAGTTCACCACCTAAAAAGATTGATGCAAATTCTGTTTCCTCGGATGCGTTTGCGGGAGTCGCAATATTAATTCCTGCCTTTACTTGATCAAAACCCTTGATTTCTATCTTGGGAGTGAATGAATCTCTTGATAGAATTACGACAGGCGTGTCAGCTATGTAGAATATAAGGACATTTCTATCAGTGTTGTCCTGATCAATTACTCTTTCAACTGCAGGCCCATATCTCTTGCCATCAATGGAACTCTCAGCTGGTCCTACCAATAACCATCTAGATCCAGTGTAGATTCTCAACTGTTGGTTCGTGGTGTCTACCCAAAGTTCTCCAACCTTTGCCGTCTCCACTGATGGTTCAGTTGGACCTTTCTGAATGTTTGATGCTGCCTTCCATGCAGTATTATCATACAGTTGTAGCACGCCATTGGTAGTGTCATACCATAATTGTCCTTCCACTGGATTTACTGGTTGGCTTGCTGATGCAAAATTTTCTAACAGCGACAGAAAGTTTTCTGCTATTATCTGTCCGTATCCTGTAACGTTTCTTCCCGGAAAGGTAAGGCTGGTATCATTGCTAGACGTATTGTCAAAAACGGTAATGGGTGACTTGTTATCCCTGTCCGTAAAATTTACAATGTATGGCATCTATTACCCCTCACTAAAACTTGTTAGACTCTGTATTCTAATCGTGTAATCAATCTGAAGCAATCTGTTCAATGATTTTTGCACTGGGTGGAAGATAACGTGTGTCAGCAGTTTTCCTTCACCATTTGGATTATATGATTTAAGTCCCAATTCATCAAAAACAAAATTACCATCAAGGTTGACGCTGTTATCGAATGCCTCCTGATCATCAGGTTCTCCATAATCCAGCAAGCACGAAACAATTATGTCACTGTATGTGGCTCCGCTTATGTGCCTCACTTCCATCTTGTTCCTGGTTGGATCAACATTTGCGATAGCGTTTTGATCCACTATCTTCGTGAAAGTTTGGTTGTACAGGCTTGAATTCGTTCCAACCGTGTTTGGTGTTAGATAGGTGATTAAGCCCGTAGGATCAACGCTTGTGCCTCCCGATCCAAAACTCATTTCGTACACCGTGCCCAATCCTTGATTTGAAAGAGATTGAACCATTGCAACACTCATGTTTTCATAGTGTATGGCATTGCGCTTGTCCTGGAAAACTTCACCAGTTTCCGGGTCGAATATCTTGATGTGCCCCTCGAAATGGAACCCTCCGGTCTCATTTACTGCGGGTTTCTTGTTCTCTTTGGTGTCTTCTTGGTTATTTGGCATTTTGTTCTCTTCCGTTTGCATAGTGTATTTATTCAGGTAAACTGGTAGTCCTAGCAGCAATGAACTTGCTT